CAATGAGTTGCAAGTCAAAGTCAGATTGCTTGAAGAGCGCGAAAAGATGGTGAAAAAATGATTCCAATCGTTGCATCCCTCCTTGGTACATTGGCTCAGAACGGTCTGGGCCTTTTGTCTTCTGCGATCCAAGCAAAGGGCAAAGAGGTTGTCGAAAAGACTCTCGGCGTCAAGATTTCTGACGACCCAAATCCAGAGGAGGTCAGCAAACTTCGCCAATTGCAATACGACCATGAAGAGCGCTTGCTTGAGTTGGGCATTGAGAAGGCTCGGATTGAGCAGGAAGAGTTGACGGCACTGCTTAAAGCGCAGGCAAATCAAGAAGACAATGTGTCCAAGCGTTGGCAGGCTGATATGTCTTCTGACTCGTGGCTGTCGAAGAATATCCGCCCCGGCACCCTGATCTACATCCTGACCGCCTATTTGCTGTTTGCTGGCCTAAGTGCCGCAGGCATCGAGGTCAACGAGGCTTATGTTGCCTTGCTCGGCCAATGGGGTATGTTGGTGATGACCGCATACTTTGGTGGCCGCACCGTTGAGAAGGTCATGGAAATGCGCAAAAAGGACAAAGAATGAGCCTGAGTGACGAACAAGCCGCATTCCTTCTGGATGCCTGCAAACTAATCGTATACGCCACTGGCCTTGGTTTTAAGGTCACAGGTGGGGAGTTGGCCCGCACACCTGAACAGCAAGCCCTCCATGTGAAGGCTGGCCGCTCCAAGACCATGAACTCCATCCACCTGAAAAGGTGCGCTATCGACTTGAACTTTTTCAAGGATGGGCAGATAATCTGGAACAAGGAAACCCTTGCTCCGCTGGGCGCGTATTGGGAGAATATGCACCCCAAAAACCGCTGGGGAGGCAACTTCAAATCGCTGGTAGATTGCCCGCACTTTGAGCGCAATGTCGGATAAGGAGAACAAATGACGACCGCATCGGTAATGACTTACGACTCCTTGGTCGAAAATATCCAGTCTTATTTGGAGCGATCTGACGCCGCTACCCTTGAGAAAATCCCTCTTTTCATCATGCTGGCCGAGCAGATCATTGCCAGCCAAATCAAGTTTTTAGGCAATCTGACAGTCAACACTAGCACAATGACGGCCACTCAAGCCATCATTGACAAGCCTGCTCGTTGGCACAAAACAGTTTCAATGAATGTCGTGGTGGCTGGTAGCCGCACCCCTGTCCTGCTTCGCAAGTACGAGTACCTGCGTGAGTATTGGCCTGATGCCACTGAGACAGGTGTCCCCGTTTATTACGGCGACTACGACTACACACACTGGCTGGTGGTTCCTACACCAGCCGCTGATTACACCTTTGAGGTGTTGTATTACGAGCGTATCCAGCCGCTCGATTCTTCTAATCAAACAAATTGGTTCACCATTTACGCCCCGCAGGCTTTGCTGTATGGCTCTCTTTTGCAGTCTATGCCGTTCCTCAAGAACGACGAGCGTATGCCGATGTGGCAGGCAAACTATGACCAAATCATGCAGACGCTGAAGCAAGAAGATATTCAGCGTATTGGTGACCGTCAAGCCGCAGTATTGGATACCTGATCATGTCATATAACAGCCCCTTTACAGGTAATGTCATCCAGCCAACGGATGTCTCTTATCGACGAATTATTTTGACGGCTGACTTGCAGTTGGAGTGGCCTATCAATGGCACAGCAACTGACGATGCCGCCGCTCGTATCATGGAGGTGTCTACTGCCTCCACCGCCAACGAGTTGTGGATGCCGCCAGCCAATCAAACCTCGGTTGGTAACGACGCGTTGATCCGAAATGTGGGCGCTGTTGCTCTGACGGTCAAGGACTACACTGGTCTGAACACCATTGTGACAATTTCCGCTGGCGAAGCACAGTACATCTACATCACGGCCAACGCAACCACAGCAGGCACTTGGGGTATCATTGCCTATGGTATTGGCTCCTCTGGTGCTGATGCGGCCACGCTTGCTGGATACGGCCTGCTTGCAATCGGCCAGACGCTGAACCAAAGCCAACCAGTCACAACCTTCTCTTCAAGTTACACGGCGCTCACAACAGACCGTTCAAGCACTTATGTGTGGACAGGTGGCGCAGGAACCCTGACTCTGACCCTTGCGTCCACGCTTGGCGACAACTGGTTCATGTTTGTTCGCAACAGCGGGACTGGCGCTTTGACGATTGCTGGTAGTGGTGGAAACACAATCAATGCCTCCGCATCCATCATTCTTCAGCCAACTGACTCTGCAATCATTGTGTGTAGTGGCACCACCTTCTACACCGTGGGCCTTGGAAAATCGACCCAATTCAACTTTACTCAGTTGACCAAGGCTGTGACCACTGGGTCGTACACATTGACGGCCTCAGAAGCGTCCAATGTGATCCAGAAGTACACGGGTGCGTTGACAGGCAATGTGACCATTGTTGTGCCCCCTACGGTGCAGGTGTATTACATCGTCAACGCAACAACTGGCGCGTACAACTTGACAATCTCCACTGGCTCTGGAGCCACGGCGACGCTGACCCCGGGGTCTCAAGCAACGCTGGTCTGCGACTCGGTCAACCTGTTTAACGCCAACACAATTTTGGCTGGTTCTTCAACAATCAGTTTGAACAACGGCTCTGCCAGCAACCCTTCGCTTAACTTTTCATCTGAGCCTACAACTGGTATTTATCATGCCGCCGCTGGCGATTTCAACATCTCAATCCTTGGTGTGCTTAGATCAACATTGACCGCCTCTGGACTGGCAATCGTCGGCACGGGCAACTTTACTGGCGGTATTGCTGGTGGGACTTACTGATGACCAAGAAGGTTTTTGCGATTGACACGCAACCCGGCGTCCAGCGCGACGGTACGATCTTCGACATGAACTTCTACACCGATGGCCGCTGGGTTCGTTTCCAGCGTGGCCGTCCTCGCAAGATTGGCGGTTATCGAGCCATCACTGAAGATGCCCGTGGGTATTCTCGCGGCCTGTATGTCAACTCTGTTGATGGAAACAACCAAGTTTTCAACGGCTACAACAATGGCCTTGAGGTCATCAACATTGACAACACAGGTATCGGCGCGGGTTTGAACCAATTCACCTTCACGGGTCTTGTGTTGACGCTCAACACCTTGGTTGGCGGAACTCTGTACACCAACGGCACCTACACGAATGTGACCTTGACTGGTGGTTCTGGCTCTGGCGCAAAAGCGACCATTGTTGTGTCTGGCGGTTCGGTAACCACGGTGACCGTAACGACCCCCGGCAACGGGTATGTTGTCGGCAACACCTTGAGCGCAACAGCGGCCAGCATTGGCGGCACTGGTAGCGGCTTTTCAATTAAGGTAGCAACAATCAATGATGGGTTTACAGAAAGCGATCTGAACCTGTGGCAGTTTGACTCTTCGTTTGATTCGCAGGGTTCGGGCAATCAGTTGCTGTTGGCGCACCCCGGTCTTAACTTGGCTCAGATTGACCAAACGGTTGTGACTCCTGTTTTGGCTGGCAACATTGCTGGCACGACTATGTCTCCACTGACTGACACTTCTGGTACAAGCCCGACGGGCGATGTCATCGAGGTTGCTGGCGGCGTTGTGGTTCTGCACCCTTATGTGTTCGTGTATGGCGACAACGGCCTGATTAAAAACTGCGTTGCTGGCAATCCATTTGACTGGAACGGCCCAGACTCCAACGAGGTCAATGTGGCCTCTACAAAGATTGTTAAGGGTCTACCAGTGCGAGGCGGCTCTAACGCCCCTTCTGGATTGTTCTGGGCGCTTGATTCACTGATCCGAGTGTCCTACACCCCAACCACTGTAACGGTTGCTGGAACACCTCAAACCTTCTATTGGCGCTATGACATTATTTCTAGCCAGTCTTCTATCCTTTCCAGTCAATGCGTCATTGAGTATGACGGCATCTACTACTGGATTGGCGTTGACCGCTTCTTGCTGTACAACGGTGTGGTCAAGGAAATCAAAAACAATTTCAACCAGAACTACTTTTTTGACAACTTGAACTATGCGCAAAGCCAAAAGGTGTATGCGCAGAAGGTTCCTCGCTTTGGCGAGATTTGGTGGTTTTTCCCCTCTGGCACTTCAACAGAGTGCAATGACTGCATTATTTACAACACCCGCGAAGACTGTTGGTATGACGCAGGCACAGCCGATGGCGCACGGCGTTCTGCTGGTTACTTCTCTCAGGTGTTCCGCTTCCCAATTAACGCTGGCAATGTGTTGACCACTCAACAATTGGTGTTCACATCAACGATCACTACAAACACAACGACAAGCATTGAGGTTCCAATCACCAACCAGATTGCAATCAATCAACTAGTGACGGCGGCTGGAATTCCTGCCGACACCCTGATCACAGCAATTGCGCCAAGCGCGACGGTTGGCTACTTTACTGTGACGCTTTCCAAAGCGGCTACAGCGTCTGCAACAGTGTCGGCTGACTTCAGCACGACGGCTGGTCGCATTACCCTGTGGCAACACGAGATTGGCACAGACGAGGTTGTTGGTGAAAATTCCAACGCCATTGAAAGTTACTTTACGACATCAGACCTTGGCTGGGTACAGGGCGGGCCGTCGCAGGCTTCACCTGTTGGGGATAACTTCTGGTTGCATTTGGAGCGCATGGAGCCTGACTTTATCCAGTCTGGTGAGATGACTTTCCAAGTGACTGGCCGACCATTTGCGCAGGCGGAGGACACAACTTCTGCCCCTTACGAATTTAGCCCAGATACCCGCAAGATTGATCTGCGGGAACAGCGCCGTGAATTACGCTTGATCTTTACAAGCAATGTGGCTGGTGGTGACTATCAGTTGGGTAAAGTTTTGCTCCATGCAAATATTGGCGATGTGAGGCCATAAAATGGCACTGGCTGTTGTCTACGATCCTCGGTTTCACACCTTTGAGTCGTGGGCGGCGCTGATGTGTGAGGCGTATGCGGGTCAGCAGTTGGTGATCCCAGACTCTCGAACAGATTGGAAGCAGTGGGCGGCTGGGTTAAAGGCAATTGATGTCTTCACGAATGAGGGCATCCCCGGCCCCTATATCTATAACAACTGGCACGATTGGGCGGCGGCTTTGGTTGGCGCTGTCAATCAACCCACAGAAGGCCCAGACCAATGATAGAGTTCATCGAAGTATTCAACTATGTGGCAAAGGTCGCTCGACCTGCTCACGCCAAAGCCACTATTGCAGAATCAATGGAAGATGTTTTTCAAGACATTGGGCTGGACAGTCTTGATGGCTTGGTTATGTTGATGTACTTTGATGACCTCTATGGAATTGAGGACGCCGTCAGCAAGGAGTGGGCACCAACATCTGTGCAGGAATTGCACGACCTTGTGATGGCGAACAAAACCAAAGAGCCAGCCTCTATGGAAGAAGTTGTCGAGGTGTGCAAATGATCTATCTCACACACTACCGCACCGCCTCTACGACAGATGTCGAATTGTTTGACGACATCATCTACCCCCAAAAAGTTAATTGGTTTCCAGATACCTACAAGCGGGCTAAGTCTGGCTTGGTTTATGTGCCCCACAAGTTGGCCGAGAAGGTTCTTGATCCTGAGTTGCTGACCTACTTGCGCGAGAACCCTGTTGGCAAAACTGCCTTCATCTTGGCCGCAGGCAACGCGCACTTTGCGGGCATCGGCCAGCGTCCCTACGACTCGCGCTTGACTTACACCTACAAGTTTTTGCCGTTCACCCTGACGCAGGTCTACGCTGGCAGGATCGCTCAGTCCTGCGGCGACATAGATATGGTGACCACCGACTCGTCGGCCTGCGCCTCCAGTCTCAAGGTGATGATGGATGTGCAAAACCTCATTCAGTTCTACAACTTTGACCGCGTGATTGTGCTGACCGTTGAAGATGGTGTCTCTAACGCTGTCCTTGAGTTTTTTGGCGACTCTAAGGCTGTATTGACTGAAAAACAAGAGCAAGAGGGTATAAAGCCATCCGCTTTTGATTCGGTTAACGGTGGGTTTAGGGTGGGTCAGGGCGCGGCGTTGGCAGTGTTTGAATCTCGCGATGCGGTTACCAAGCAACAAATCAAGCCCCATGCCCGCCTTGTAGGGGCGTACAACGCCTCAGAACGCTCTACAAACGCGATTGGACAGTGTGAGGATGGTGAGGGCTTCATCAGGGCTATAGAGGGTGTATTGCACTATTCCCAAACAGCGGCAGATGAGATTAAAATTGTCAAGACCCACGGAACTGGAACTGCGTCCAACAACAAGGCTGAAAAGAACGCCTTGACCCAAACGCTACAAGGGTTCATTGCGACCTCGTATAAGCAGAAAATTGGTCATACGATGGGAAGCAGTGGACTGCTTGAAACTTTATTATTGTTGGGCGACATCAAGGCGGGATTTGTGCCAGCGATTGAAAACCGAACTGAAAACGATTCGGTATTCCTTTCGGAATCGACAAGTCCACCTGATGGTTTGATACTGAGTCTGGCGGCTGGGATGGGCAACATCTATTCCGCCGCAATATTTAAGGGGTTGTGATGCTGACCGATAGCAAAAAAAAGGAATTAAGTGTTGAGGCAATCTTGATGATTTCGGCACAGATGACGAAGTCTAAGTATTCTGCTCAACAAGTCTACGCATCTCTTGTAAAAGAGATGAACATGGAGGGCACAAGCGTCTATCGCGAAGGCAACACCCTATTTCTAATGCATCACGCCAAGGGCCGAATTGGCATCTTTCGCGCCTTGAATGCAGACACAGCCAGAAACTATTTAGACAACTCATACACATTTATTCAAGACGCATACAAAATGGGTTTTGATATTTTGGTCAGCGACTTTGAAGACCCAACGATTATGAATATTTTCAAGGGCATTTCAAGAAACCCCCCACAAGAAGGTATGGGCTATCGCGCCGAAAAAACAAAAACTGGCTTTCGCGTGACGGTCAAATTGGGGCCAGCGCGGCCCGATAAGGAATAATCATGGGAGCAGTAATAGATTTCGTTGGTGATGTTTTTGAGGGCGTTGGCGATGTTTTTGAGGCCGTTGGCGATGTCGTAGAAAGCGTTGCTGATGCCGTCGTTGATGTTGTTGAATTTGTTGGCGACACAGTTCAGGCAGTCCTTGACGACCCTCTACCAATGCTTCTCCAAATTGCTGGTGCCGCTATTGGTATTCCGCCTTATGTAACTTCTGCTGTTGTTACTGCGGCTCGTGGTGGCGATCTTGGGGACATAGTTCTCTCTGCTGGCACATCTTATCTTGGGGCAGAGTTAGGGGCGCAAGTTGCTGGCCCAGTTTCAGACTCACTCTCATCTACATTTGTTGATGCAGGAGTTAATTCTACAGTTGCCAACATTGTTTCTGACGGTATTGGCAAGGGACTTGTCAGTGGAACAATAGCCGAAGTTAGGGGCGGTGAGTTTACTGACGGCTTTGCTGGTGGCTTTGTTGGAACTGTTGTTGGTGCAGGCATAACAGAACTTACCAATGTTGTTTCTAATTCGGTAATTGGCACTGCAACAACTGCAATAGACTCTGTGGGCACCACAGCCAACACTGATTTTGTGGCTGGGTTTGACTCTAGCGTAACAACCGTTGACACCGCAACAACAACAGTTGGGGACACCTTTGCTTCTACTGTTTCCACTTTTGATTCAGTTGACACAACTGGCTCATCAACCAATTTGAATTTGAACACTGATGGGGCTGGTATATCGTCGGATATTATTTCTGATGTTACTGTCTCCGACATTGGCGTAAACAACACAGGTTTTGACAGCACATTTAATCGCGACACAGATGTTGGTGTTGACACAAACTTAAACAGCACCGACACAACAACTGGATCAACGCTTACTGGCTCTGGTGGCGTAGATAGTGTTACAGATGTTGTTTTGAACAGCGGCAACACAACAGATTCAAATTTTGTTGGTGATTCTGGCGGTTTAGATAGCGTGGCTGACATACTTGAAAATATTGACGCTGGTACAGGCGATACAACACTTGACACGACACTGAACGCGGCAGGAGATACAGCCGTTGATACATCAGGCGACGCCACTGTAGGCGGTCTTGATGTGCTGAACACTGACTTGACTGGCGGCTCGGACATTGATACAGGCGATGATGTTGTTGGCGGCTTGACCGCAGTAACAGGCGATCAAGGCACTGCAACAGTTGGCGATGATCTTGTAACTGTTGCAACAGATGCCGCAGGGAACGATGTTGTTGTTCGTTCTGGCAATGTTGTTGCTGATACAGGTAGCACCACTGGTGCAGACACTGTTGGCGGCTTGACGCAAGTCCAGACTGGTGACGGTAACCTCAATGTGGACTCTGCCGCAGACGCCGCGACAACAGGTGGCTTGAATCAAGCCAGCAACATTGGTGCAAAAAATGATGTGCTTGGAAGAATTGTAAAAGGCGCAGTGACAAAGGCTGTGACTGGGGCAGTTACAAAAGGCATCAGCGGCGGCGTTAACAAGGCGCTTGGTGTTGGTACTACTAAGAGGCCCACAGCCACAAAGCAATTTGTGGGCAATGTTGCGCCTAAGATTGCAACAAAAGTTGCGCCAAAGTCAATTGATATATCAAAATTGAGGCCAGCGCCAACTGCAAAGAAAACGGCTCCGCTTAAAGCAAATGTGAGCAATTTGACACCAGTCTCTCGAATTTCTGGCCTGTCAACTCTGGTCAATCGTAAAGGGTAAGAATCATGGCAATTTTAGAAAAACGCAGAGCAGTTAATCAATTGCCAAGGTTTCAAAGGTATCAGGACACCCGCGCTGGTGACCGTGCCGCCGCCTTGCGTGGCGAGACCCCAATCACCTCTGCGATCCGCCAACTGGCTGGCTCAAGTGGCTACGGCCCAATGGGCGAGTCTGAAGGCTACCTTCCAATGGGTGGCGGCATGGGCGGTGGCCGTGGCGGCGCTGGCCCAATGGGTGGTGGTATGGGCGGCGCAGGAAAGGGCACAGTCGATAAATTTGGCAACATGGCAGGTCAGCCTAAGAATGCTGTTACATCGGCTCTAAAAGGCTCTACTGGCGCTACTGCTGGGACAAAAACAGCGGGAACGACTGCGGCTGACAAAACTTCAAAGTTACCCAGCCTGACCTCCAAGACTGCTGGCACCACAGGAGCCACTGGCAAAACTTTGACTTCAACTGGTACGGGCGTGGGCAAGGTCACTGGCGTAAAAAACACTGGCACCGCTGGCACTAAAACGACTGGCTCTTCTGGCTCTACGCTTGGTAAGACTATAACCAGCGCATTGACTGGCGCGGCGCTTGGTGCTGGAACCAAATTTGTAATTGACAAGTTGACTGGCAAGAAAACGGCAGTTGATTCAACAGGCAAAGTCATAGACAAAAACGCAAGTAGTGGGACTGGCCTTAAAGGTAACGCCAGCACCATAGGCTCAAATATTGGCAAGTCAATTGTTGACACTGGCGTAAAAAAGATAACTGACAAAATCACAGGCGTAGATAAAAACGCAAGCAGTGGAACGGGCATTAAAAACACAACCAAAGACACTAGTCTTACAAGTAAAACCAGCGGGACTGGCCTTAAAGGCAACACCAGTTCTATAGGATCAAACATTGGAAAAACTATTACAAGCAAAGTAGTAAACAATGTTGGTTCAAAAGTAGCAAACACGGTTACCAAAAAAATAACCGATGGCGCAACTAAGACTGGTGCAACCAAGACAGGCACACCCAAGGCTGTTACACCTAAGAGTGGCGCACCCAAGGCTGGCGGAGCCGCTACAAAAACAGCCTCTGACATCAAGGCCGAAAACCCTGAGTTAACAGACGAGGAAGTTGAAGCCGAGTTGGATCGTATTAGGGACGAGGAAGAATCATTTGGCGTGCCAGAGGGCGCAGTTGACAACGGTGATGGAACTTATTCAGTCACTGAAGATGGCATGGTCATAAGATACGATTCAAACGGCAATCTTCTTGGCATGGAAGCGGCTGAAGAAGATGGTGGCACAGGCGGCGCAGGCGGCGAGGATTTTGGTGAAGATGGTTCTGATTATCCAGAAGTTGTTGACACGATAGAAGACGGTGACGGCACAATCACCGTTACTTATGCTGACGGAAGTACAAGAACTATTGATAAAGATTTTAATATAGGTGATAGACAAGCATCAGATGGCTCAACCACTCAAGTGTTGGATGACGGCTCTGTCGTTACATACGACGCAAATGGCAACTTTCTTTCTCTCACTGGCCCAAGCGGCAATGAATACGATATTAACGGCGAAATTATTGGCGGGTCAGACGCGCTTGTAACTGGTGACGGGGAGTCAGAACAAGGATTCTTCACTGATGACGATGGCAACCTGTACGATTCCAACGGAAATATTTATCAATATGCAGATGGCACCTTTGCTGGCGACGAAGACACGGCAGAGTCAGAAGATGGTTTCTTTACTGATGATGATGGAAATCTGTACGACTCCGACGGTAACCTTTATCAGTATGCTGACGGAACATTTTTTGGCGACGAAGAAACAGCAGGGTCAGAACAAGGCTTCTACACTGATGAAGACGGCAACTTGTACGACTCCAATGGCAACATTTATGAATACGCAGATGGAACATTTGCTGGAGATGAGTCTTCTGATGATGGGTACACGGCTGAAGATGAGTATTCTGCTGATGATGAGTACTCCTATGAGGATGACTATTCATACGAAGACGACTACTCATACTACGATGACATGGATTTTGGAAAAAAGGGCGGCTTATTCAAAATGGCCGAGGGTGGCTCACTAGATGAGCCTATTGATGAGAAGCAAAACGCTGACGGTACTATCACTCAGATGTTTGATGATGGCTCGTCCATCACTTACAACCAAGATGGCGAAGTGGTCAAGGTTGCAGAAGCCAAGGGATATGCTGATGGTGATCTCGTTTATTCCGACACTTCAGAAGAAGTCCAACCTTTTCAGAATGTTGACTACAACTATGGTGAGTTCGACGATCCAACAATGACTGGTGACTATTCTTTGTACTCGCAAAGTGCCCCAGTTAGAAACACCTATATGCGGAATAATCTTGCGTCAACAGCCGCGCCCACTGGTTTGTCTGAGTTAGTTGAGGGTGATTCAACTTCTTTTCCAAGTGTGGCAAATGTTGATTTGACTGGCGATAACGCTTATATGCCCTTCGGCGCAATAGACAATGAGGACGGAACATATACGCTTGGCAATGAAGTTTTTGACATGGAAACGGGAAACCCTTTGTATGTGATGAACGACGCTGGCGAAATTATTTATGTAGAACCATCGGCCCAGTCTCAATATCGCGACAACGAAGATGGAACATATACCGACATATTCAGTGGCACGACTTATAGAGTCTCCGATGATATGCCTCTATATCGTGAGCGCGACGAAGGAGGTTTGGACATTGCCCAAGATAACGGTGATGGAACTTACACAATCGGAAACACCACTTACGATATGGCTTCAAACGAGCCTGTTTACGAAGAGCGTGGCGGTACAGCCTATGACATGGACGGTAACCCCCTTTGGAGTACCGACTCTGCTGGCAACATCATTTCCCCAACAGTGACGAGTGCTGGTAGCACTGGCGCACCCAGAATTACTAACCCTAATCCTAACCCTGTCGATCCAAATGCTGGTGGCGACATCAAGGGCGCAATTGATAGCCTGCTTGCAGGTCTGAACACCTACGGTGGTGCAGGCGCGGCTGGCGCTGTTCTTGGCGCGTTGCTGAGTGACTCCGATTTGTTCAGTGGTGGAGGTGGTGGAGGCCACAGTTTTGACATGACTGGCGTTGGAGCAATTGACCCACGCACGACAGACTTTGGCATTGGCCCAGCAAACTATGTTGGCTACGACCAATATGGCACGCCAGAGCAGATGCCTGAACTCTATGGCCGCGAGTTGTATCAGAACTTGAACGCCCCCGGCTTCAACGAGGTGAACCCCGGGGACTACGCTCGGTACGACGAAGAAGAGTTTGGCCCGAACCAGTTCATGGAAGGCGACGCTCAAGACCAAGAAATGGCCGACGAGGGCTACGCAGAAGGCATGGCCGAAGGCGGTATGCCACAAGGCGGCTTGGGCCAGACAGCGCCCCAGACCTACTACACCTTTGGCACACCTGTTGACCCCTTGCAGAACCTGCGCAACCCTGCGCCGTTCCAGCAACAGCCACAGCAACCACAGATGCCTCCACAGGCCGCTCAGAACGCACAGCAAGTGCCTCCACAGC